AGGTGTTTATGAGTACGCTGCATAAGGGGAAGAAGGGCGAGTCGAAGAGGTATGCGGAGTTTTCTCGCCGGTTTTATGAGGCTCGGAAGCAGCATATGAAGCAGAATCTTCGGAAGATCAATGAGGCTGCTGCTGAGGGGGATTGGAAGCCGGCGGCGTGGCAGTTGGAGCGTAGTTTCGGGTTTCATAAGCAGGAGGTTGTGGAGCATGAGGTTTCGCCGCAGACGTTGAGTCTTGTGGCGTTGGCGCAGATTCCGCTTGAGGATGCGCGTGGTGCTCTCCAGGTGGAGGGCGAAGTTGTTGTTGAGGAGTAGTTTCGCCCCAATGGTGGAATTGGTAGACACGCTCGACTCAAAATCGAGTGCCTTTGGCGTGAAGGTTCGAGTCCTTCTTGGGGCATATGAGTGATTTCTCGAAAGAGGCGCTTCAGCTTAGGGCGCGGATGGCTGATCCTGTGTGGAAAGCTAAGAATCTTTTTGGGTTTGATGCTTGGTCGAAGCAGCAGGAAGTGTTGAAGGCGTTGAAGAAGCACAAGAGGGTTGCCGTCAGGTCTTGTCACGGGGTTGGTAAGACGGCAACGGCTGCTGTTGCGGTGCTTGATTTCATGACGGAGGGGCCGTGTCGTGTGATTACGACTGCTCCGACGTGGAGTCAGGTTGAGCAGTTGTTGTGGCGCGAGATCGCGTTGCGTCACTCGAAGATCCCTGGCGGTAAGGATGCGTTTGGGAAGATGTTCAAGTCGAGCCTTGAGGTCAGGTCGGATTGGTTTGCTATGGGTTTGTCTACGGATAAGCCTGAGCGATTCCAGGGGCATCACGCGCCGAGGATGATGCTGGTGGTGGATGAGGCTAGTGGTGTGGATGAGGCTATTTACGAGGCGTCTGAGGGTTTCTTGACGGCTGATGAGGCGCGCGTGCTGCTGATTGGGAACCCTACGAGGCCGACGGGGACGTTCTATAAGGCGTTCCAGCCTGACTCTGGGTGGTACACGGTGCATATGAGCGCGTTTGACGCGCCGTGTTTCACGGGTGAGAAGGTGTCTGAGGACGCTCAGAGGGCTTTGATCACGCAGGAGTGGGTGCAGGATGCGAAGCGACAGTGGGGTGAGGACTCGAGCGCGTACAAGATTCGCGTTTTGGGCGAGTTTTGTGAGACTACTGGGCGCCAATACTTCCAGTTTTTGGAGAATGTACGCGGGATGGCGCCGAAGAAGCGTGGTTTTGTGCGGGGTTTGCCTGTCCCTGGCGGAAGAATCGAGTTCTACGAGGATAATCGTGGCGCGATGAAGCTGTGGGAGGCGCCAAGGCGGGATTCTCGGTACATTATTTTTGCTGACGTTGCTGGTTCGGTCAGTTTTGAGGAGTATGAGCGGCGCGAGGACCGTGGCGGTATCGGATCTGGTATGGATTACTCCGTAGCGATTGTGCTACGCCTTGATAATGGCGAGCAGGTGGCGGAAATCAAGTATCGGGCTGATGTTGACGAGTTCGCTGATGATCTTGCGCGCGTCGGACGCTTGTTCAACGACGCGATTATCGCTGTGGAGCGCAATGGGCCTGGAACGGCGGTGCTGACGCAGCTGAAGAACGCGATGGGGTATCCGCGCTTGTGGCGTCCGAAGAATCCGATTGGTGTGAACGCGAAGTACGAGCAGATTCTCGGGTGGAACACGACGAGCGCGACCAGGCCGCTGATGCTGGCAGCGTTGCAGGCCGCTGTGCGTGATGAGCCGCACCGAATCAAGAGCGAGGACTTGATTGGCGAGATGAAGACGTTTGTGTACCGGGATCGTGGTGGTCGAGAGCCGCGTCCCGAGGCGGATGAGGGTTGTCACGACGACTTGGTGATGGCTATGGCTGGAGCGCAGGCGGTGTGGCAGCAGGAAGCTGTGACGCCTATCCGATTGGTGGAGAAGCCTAAGCCTAAGCCGCAGCCTGACATTCAGAAGCGCGCTACGCGGTTTGTTGTCGGCAAGAAGTAGGGTTTTGGGCGGCTGGTTGGGGCGCTAGCGATGGAACTAGGGTTGAGGATGCCCCTCCCAGCCGCGTGCCGCACACTAGCACACGTATACTTTCGGCGTGAGCAAGTACGTTCCTAGTGCTGGTATGCGTAGTGCGGCGCGCAGGGGGTTGGACCTTGTTGCTGATGGTAAGGCTGGTGGCGGTTTTGAGCCTGCTACTGCTGCTCGCGCACGAAAGATAGTTGCCGGCGCGCCGCTGACCAGGGATCATGTGATGCGGATGCACTCGTTCTTCTCAAGGCATGCTGTGAATAGGAAGCCTGGTTGGGGTACGCCGGGTAAGGAGACGCCGGGGTATGTGGCGTGGCAGGCGTGGGGTGGGGATGCTGGTGCGTCGTGGGCTGCTCGGCAGGCTTCTCGTATCAAGCGCGAAGAGTCCGGCGGGAAGTAAGGTATAGTTTCGACGTGGCTGACAAGAGCATGAAGACCGGAGGCGGCGGCAAGTTCTCTGCGCTTGCCAGCAAGCTTGCCAAGAAGGGCGTGGATGATCCTAAGGCGCTTGCCGCTTCGATTGGTCGCAAGAAGTACGGTAAGGAGAAGTTCCAGCAGCTTGCTGCCGAGGGTCGCCGGAGGGCTTCGTAATGCCAGGGTACGGGATGAAGGCTCCGGGCTCGATGAAGACGCCCGATCCTAAGCTTGAGATGCTGAAGAATGCGCTGAAGAAGCGCAAGGGGAGTATGGCGTGAGCGTTCCTCCTGACATGATGAATGCTGGGCCGATGCTGCCGCCCCCGCCGCCCGAGATGATGGGCGCCGCTCCGATGATGGCGCCGATGGCTCCGATGCCGCCCGCGCCGATGGGTGGCGCAGGCGCCCCGCCGGCCGTTGCTGCTCTCCCTGGTATCGCGCAGCTCGCGCAGGAGCAGACGCTTCAGATGATGGAGCAGGAGCGTCAGGCCGCGATGATGCAGGAGCGCATGCAGAAGGAGATCATGATGCTGATCGCTTCGCTGCCGACGCCGAATCCTGCTGGCGAGGCTGCTGTTTCGACGCCGATGACGCCGATGATGGGTGGCGGTGCTGCTCCGATGGGCGCTCCGATGGGCGGCGCGATGGGCGGCGAGGGTGGCTACTAACAGTTTTTCGCAGACGGCGCCTGAGATTCTCGCGCCGTACACTCGAGCGGTACTTGTCACGCCTGACGATGAGAATGATCTTGCTGAGGTTACGCGCGCATTGCAGGCTGAGGGCAGTGGTTCGCACCATAATGTGAATGTTCTTCTTGTTGGCGATACCGACCCTGTGGTTCTTGTTTGCGCTAGGGGAACTATTCTTCCGATTCGCGTTGTGCGTGTTTACTCTACGAGCACAAGCGCGACCACTGTCACAGCGTTGTACTGATAGGATTACTGCGTGACGTACGTTGCTCCGCAGACTGTTGTCGCTGGCGATAAGTACCCAGCTTCCCAGCACAACATCATTGTCAACGACATCATTCAGCATCAGTCTGACATCCAGGCTGTCAGCTCAAGTGTCTCGGCTGTTAGCGCAACAATTACTGCGCTTACAAGTATCCAGTTGCTTGCTACGCAGGTCTTTAGTGTCACTGGAACTACAACGTACACCATCCCCGCAAGCGCCCAAATTGTTGTTGTGGAATGTATTGGCGCTGGTGGCGGCGGAGGCAGTGGAAGATCTTCAACAAGCACGAATAATGCTGGTGGTGGCGGCGGAGGAGGTGGTGGTGGTTTTTTCAGGGAGACAGTTTCGGCAAGCGCTCTTGGTGGTGCTGGCGCTTCCATAAGCGCAACAATTGGATCTGGCGGTAGTGGTGGTAGTTCTGTTACCGCTGATACAAGTGGAATTAGCGGAAACAATGGAGGAGTAAGTAGTTTTGGTTTTCTTTCGTTCCCTGGTGGACAGGGTGGTAACTCTGGTGGTTCGAGCAGTACAAGTGCAGCTAATTCTTTTTCTATGGATTACGAAATTGGTAGTAGCTTTTGGGATTACGGTAGATCCGGAAGAGGCGCAGCTGTAAGCGGGTCTGTTATCCAAAATGGCTATTATCACCTTAATGGTGGTGGCGGAGGTGGTGGTGGCGGAGGAATTAGCGGCTCAACTGCTGTTTCTGGTGGGCAGGGTGGAGGATCGAGTAATGATTTTTCCGTCTTGATTTCAAGTGCTTTTGAAATCAATAGTGGTGGCGGAGCGAACGGTGGTGCTGCAAGCATTAGTGGTAGCAATGGGTCGGCAAAGCAGGGTGGTGGAGGAGGCGGCGGAAGTTCTACCGCTCCTGGAAATGGAGGGAACGGTGGTAGTCCAGGCGGTGGTGGCGGCGGCGGAGGAGGCTCTAACCAGAGCATTGCCTCTGGCGCTGGAGGGAACGGGGGGAACGCACAAATCACTATTTGGGTTTTCGGATAGTTCGACAAATGAGTTATGAAACTCCTAGAACTGTTATTGCTGGCGATAAGCCGAATGCAAACGATCACAATGTAATTGTTAATGACATTGTCGAACACCAGTTGAGCATTCAAGCGATAAGCGCAACCGTTCCAGCACTTAGCTCAAGCATTTCTTCTATTATGCTTGCTGACACAAGGATCTTTAATACTGTTGGTTCGTTTACTTACCAGATGCCAGCAAAGGCTCAAATTGTAATTGTTGAAGCTATTGGTGCTGGAGGTGGTGGTGGCAGTGGAGTTTCTACGTTGTTTGATGGGAATGGCGGAAGTGGCGCAGCTGGAGGTTGTTTTTGGAGGACCGTTGTTAGTGCTAGTTCGTTAGGTGGTGGGGGCACTTCTGTGAATGTTGTTATTGGAGCTGGTGGCGTTGGCGCAAGTGGGGTTGTTAACAACGACGGGCAAAATGGCGGCACTGGAGGTAACAGTTATTTTGGGAACTTGTTTTTCCCGGGGAGTCCTGGAGGGCGTTCTGGTTCAACAAATCCTAATTCTTCTTTTAGGCAGAGGACTTGGGATCGAAGTTATGGTGTGCCAGGGATTAGCATAAGTCTTGCCAATATTGGTTCAAATTATGGGTATGGTGGTCGAGGTGCAAATCCGACAGTAACTGTTTTCACTCCTGGCGGCCCAGGTTTTGGCGGTGGCGGTGGCGGCGGTGGCGGCGGTGGCCGCACTAACGCTACGACATTCAGTGCTGGTTCTGATGGTGGGGTTTCCAGAAACGATCCTTTTTCAGACGACAGCGTAGGAGGCGGCGGAAGCGGTGCTGCAATCAACACTTCTGCGTCAAATGCGACTGTTGCTAAAAGCGGTGGTGGTGGAGGCGGGGCAAGCTCAACTAATGGCGGCAACGGTGGCAATGGTGCTAATCCTGGTGGTGGCGGTGGTGGTGGAGGAGCTTGTGGTTCTACTTTTACCAGTGGCGCTGGCGGTAATGGTGGCAATGCTCAGATTCAGATCTGGGTGTTCGGCTAGTAACCTATACTCCACACAATGATGGAAAACACCGACCAGAAGAAACTCTTCACGCGCTTCCAAAAGTGCTGGGCATCCAGCGATCAGAAGCACCGCGAGAATCGAGAGTTCTACAAGAAGTGCGACGACGGTTACAACGCCGTCCTCAAGCCGTCCGAGATCGAATGGCAGTCCGACCTGCACCCGCCATACGCGCTCCAGATCATCGACGTTATCGAGTCGAACATTGTTGATGACGAGCCTGACGTGCGCGTTCTGCCGGCTCAGCCGCAGTACGCCGAAGGCGCAGAGTTGCTGTCGCACATCCTCAAGGCGCAGCGCTACAAGGACAACTTTGCTGAGAAGTACGCCTTGTTTGTCAAGCAGGCGCTGATTCGCGGCATCAGCGTCGCAAAGATTCCGTGGCTTGAGGAGTGGCGGCGCGTCCCTACGCCGAACTACAAGCCTGATCCGCTCGGCATGCGCCAGCCGTACGAGACAGTTCCGTACCGCCAGCAGCCAGGGTTTGTCAACGTGGACACTAACCACTTCTTGTGGGACTGCAACGCCACCAGCCTTGACGACGCCGAGTACGTGTTCTTCCGCACCTACGAGTCCAAGCGCAGCCTAGAAGCCGCCGGCGTCTACGACAACCTCGACAAGATCGAGGAGCAGTCGAACCTGTCTACGTCAGAGGAGAAGGAGCGGCGCGGCAGGGTTGAGGTCATTGAGTGGTGGTGGCGAGACGGCAACATGATGCGCCTTACCGTTATTGCGAATCGTCAGGTCATCATCCGTGATTGCGCCAGCCCGTTCTGGCACGGCCAGTTCCCGTTCGTTGTTGCGAACATCATGCCGACGCCGTTTGAGTTCCGAGGCAAAAGCATTGTTGAGATCATCAACGACATTCAGATCGCGTTGTGGGAGCTTCAGAACCAGCGCATCGACAACTCCAAGTTCATGGCGAACGCTGCGATGTTTGTTGATCCGAACACTGAGCAGCAGGATCTTCGTCTTTACCCTGGCGCTGTCATTCCGCTTCGGCCAGATCAGGTGCAGGCGTGGGTGCCGAACATCAGCATTCTTCAGCCGAGCGTGCAGGCTGAGGAGTTGTTGAAGGGCGACTTGCAGAACATCACTGGTGCTGTTGGCTATTTGTCTGGCGCGTCGAACACGCAGATTGATCAGACGACCGCGACTGGTATCAGCGTGATCAGCAATATGGCTGCGAAGCGCATTATCAGGATGAAGCAGCAGATCATGTATGCGATGCGTCGAGCTGGCGAGCAGCAGATCGCGTTGAATCAGCAGCTTCTTCCTGGCCCGGTTGCGGTGAGGATTGACAAGGAGGCTGAGGATCAGTGGCGTCTTGTCACGCCGACCGATATTCAGGGCCAGTACGATTATCGCGTTGAGGATGCGAACGAGTCGCTTATGCGGCAGGAGCGTCGAGCTGAGGCGCTGGCGTTCGCTAATTGGTTTGGTCAGAACTACATGCTTCTTACGCAGAGTGGCGTCACTCCGAACATGCGTCGCGTCGCCGAAGACGTGGTGCAGGCGTTCGATGAAGATCCCAAGGAGTACCTTGGGGACGCCGAGCAGGTGCAGGCTGGTCCTTTGGTCGGAGGGACTGGTATGGCACAGCCGGGACCGACAACCCCACTAGGCGGGGAGCAGGAGTCCGTCATTCCCGCTGAGGGCATGGCGAATCTTGCAGCGCTTTTCGGGGCCGGTCCCGGCACTACCTAACCCGACTAATCCGACTATCCGACTGGAGGAACGATGAGCACGAACGACGAGACTGTTGAGCAGGCTGAGCAGCCTGATCCTATCGCTGAGGCGATTCTCAACGCCAACACTGAGGCTGCTGACGTTGTTGAGACGCCGGCAGCGCCCGAGTCTGAGCCTGTGCAGGAGGCCGCTGAGGAGCTGATCCTTGGCAAGTTCAAGTCTTCTGATGATCTTGCTGAGGCGTACAGGAACCTCGAGCAGCAGTTCACGCACAACAACCAGCGCCTCGCAGACCTCGAGGCGCTCTTCGCCGAGGACGACGAGGAGGACGAGCCGTCGCTTGCATGGGGCGCCCCGTTTACGGGCGAGCCGCAGAGTGAGGAGCAGCTTGTTTCGTGGGCCGAAAAGGACCCTGGCGCTGCGGCGCAGTGGGCGATTGCCAACTCCAATCGCGTGCCTGACGAGGTTGTGAACGCGGTGTGGGAGCACTGGTTTGAGCGCAAGCCGACTGAGGCGATGGCGTGGTACACGC